GATCAAGCTCGACTTCGACAACATGGAATGTTCCATATGCAAGAGTGCACGTGTTCTGTCGGGCGGCACAACCACTGCTCCACATGTCAAGAAGGGTTCCATGCTCCAAGTAGGAGATGCGGTTAAGGTCGGCGAGTCAAATTCGACCGTAAAAAGCATTGATACCAAAAATGCAGATTACGATGTGATCACGTTCGCAGCGGCCGTAACGGGTGCGACTGAAGGCGTAGATGTCCTCTCGGACGACAATCTGCCTGATGCAGTTGTCGAAACCGACATGGTCTATTCCGCCAATAACGGATTCCAGACCGTATCGGCCGGATATGCAGGTATCATCCTCAAGGATGTAGCCTATCCCGTCCCTGCTGCATGGCTTCAGGGTTACAGCCTGAAGAACAACCCCGAAATCAAGTATGTACGACAGTAAAAGAGGAGGTAAACAATGAACGAAGTATTTTATTCATCCATTTTCGGCGAACTGACTAAACAGGTGCAGATTCGCATCGATGCCGCCTCTGAACTGCGTAAGCGGCTATTCGACCAAAATATTTACGAGCGATTCCTCGACTGGGACACCCCCACCGTCGGACTGAACTTCGAGGAGTTGATCGGCTCGTACAATTTGAGCGTCGCCGCTGCAACGCTCGACTCCAAAGGTAAGGAGCCTATCATGGGAACCGAGGGACTGGAAACGATCAAGCAGAAGGTATTAACCCACCAGATGTCTTATTCGATGCCTATCGAAGAGTATCGTAAGGTGTTGCAGATTCTCGATTCGCGGATGCTGTCCGATTCGGCCAAGACACAGCAGCTCATCAATCTGATGTGGAACAATGTTACGAAGGTCGTGAACTCCGTGCAATCGAAACTGGACATCATCTTCCTCGGAGCATTGTCGAACAAAGGCGTATTCACGTTTGACGCGTCCAATAACCCAGAGGGTGGTGTGCGCGGTACGATCGACTACAAAATGCCGAGCGAGAACATTGCCACCGCGAAAACGTTATGGACGGATGGCAATAAAGATACGGTCGATACGCTGGAGGATATTCAAGCCATCCTCGATGCTGCACAGGACAAAGTTACGTTCGACCGCATTCTGCTCTCGCAGAAACGCCTGTCGTATATCCTCCGCAACAAGAAGATGAAGTTGGCGGTATTCGGTAGTGACAAGTCGTCCACACCGCTGTTGCTGGCGAACCTGAACGAGTTTATGCGTTCGAACGGATTCCCGACATTCGAAGTCATCCGCCGCATGACCCGTATTCAGGATAACGGTAAACTTACGGAGTATTCGCCGTGGAACGACAAGAACCTCGTGTTCGTACCTGCGGGCAAACTGGGCGTCATCAAGAACGCCTATGCCGACAACGAGCTGCGGCAAGAGCCGGGTGTCACCTACTCTAACTACGGACGCATCCGCATTTCACAGTGGGGCAAGGGCGAAACCGACAACTCTAACGGCGTAGAGTTCACGAAAGCACAGTCGCTGTCACTTCCGGTTATCACCGAAATCAACGGCATCTATTCGCTGACCGTAGAATCGTAGTTGTATGAAGAATTTCGAGGCAATATCGGCAAGTCTGTATCCTTACGATGTGGATCCTTTCCTCAAAGAAAAGGCCTGCATTGACGAGGGAATAGACACTCAAGCAGACTATACGGTAACCGATAAAATTAGCGTGGCAAAAGCCACAATCGCCATTCTGCGAAATCTCATTGTTCTTGCGAGTGAGAGCAACGGGGGCTATTCATTGTCGTACACGGACAAACTGGAAAAGCGCATTTTCCATATCGCAAAGGAAAACGGGCTGGACGATATTGCCGAAGAGTTCGATACTCGATCGAAAATTACCGACATTTCCGACCAATGGTAAGATTCCCCTATACGCTCGAAATGTGGTACGAGGAGGACGCCTCGCAAAATCCTGATGGTTCGTGGATCGAAGGTGCGCATGAATGGCGTGTCATCGGACGATGCAATGCCCGTCAGAATGGACGAGCACAGCAAATCAAAGGGCAAAACGGGGATGCCTTCCTCTACTCTTTCGAGGTTACGATGCCTGCAGATACACAGCCAATTCCTATCGGGACGAAAGTACGCATATTCGACAGCCGAGGATTCAACATCTTCGACCGTTCGCTCCGCACTGAGGCCAAACCGAAAGACAAGGACACGGCGTCGTATCCGGTACAGGGATTCTACAAAAGCGGACAACGTTACGAAAACACGAGATTATGGCTGTAAAGTGTACCAACTGGCGTGAGGTGGAACTTGAATTTGCGCGAGCAAAAGAAGAGTACGACCGAAAAGCTGTAGAATGGTTGTCGGCGTTGGGGGAAAGAGTGGTGAAGTACGCCCGCGAACACGGTAGTTATACCGATCACACGGGTAACCTACGCAACTCCATCGGGTATGTTGTGGTACAATACGGAAGAATCATTGCTGAATCTTTCAAGTATAACCGCCGTGTCAGACCGGACGGCAATCCTAAAGGGAACAAAGGTGCCGATGAAGCTCATGCCAAAGGGCTTGAACATGCCCGGTCTGTCGCCCGTGAACTTCCCGCTAACAAAACATATCTCGTATGGGTAGCCGGTATGGAATACGCGAAATATGTCGAGGCTAAAGGTTTCGACGTTCTCGAAGGGTCGGGAAACTGGGTGGAATCTACTGCTGAAAAACTCAAAGCGGAGTTCGCTCGATTCTTAAAATCGAAAAAGCGATGAACCTGACCTCTACGGAAATATTCAAACTCGTCTGGGATCGCATCCGGGATTCGCTGTTAGGGAAGACCGTGCCGATGATGTATGCGGACCACTACCCGAATAATCCTTCGGGAGAATTTATCGTCGTAGGCTCATTGTCAAATGTCGTCGGAGATTCGCAGGTGGCAACCGTAAATGTAAACATTTATGTACCGGACACAACACCGACAATCGGTCGTGAAGAGCAACGCTACCCCGATCGCAACCGTCTGAACGAACTAACTCGTCTCGCTTTCGATTCACTAGGATACTACCCTATCAACGAACGCTGGTTCTTTGATGTGAGCGATGAAACTCTTATTAGTGAGGAGGGGATCTCCTACACATTTTCAAACCTCAAAGTAAAACTTAAAAAATATTAAACATGGGACAAATAATCGGACTGAAAGCCGTTCATGCAGGTAATCCTCTCCCGAAAGGAGTAAAAGACGCTGAGGCTGCCGACTTAATGAAGGCTTTCACCAAAATCAGTCAGCCTTATAATGGTGGTGTTTCCACCAATTTCGCGATACCTTCCAGTAATGATTTTTATCGGGAAGGAGAAGCAGACCCATTTTACTCTGCAATCGACGAAACGACAGGCACAAAAGAAGTTACTTGGAATGTCGTAGATTTTGACGACGACACGATGGAATTTTACTTCGGAACTACAGAACCTGCAAAAGGCGAGATTTACGAAGGAGTAAAAGCATTCGTATTCGATTCCAAAAGTGGAGGCTCCATCGCTTTTGCAAGGTTAAAATATGTAGCGACATTGGGTGGTGGAATCAATAAAACCGACCCGCTCCAAATTCAAGTATCTGCGAAAGTTTTAGCTCCGGAACAAGGTGGTTATTCCTGGTGGCCGATTACAACTCCGGAATATACCAAGAGCGTTTTGTAAATTCTCTATCCCGCTGGAAAGCTGACGACTTGCATCACGTCTCGAGGACGGGGCGGGAGCAAAAACAATAGTTTATAATATGAAAAAAGAAGAAGTCGGCCGCCTTACAGAACAACGTGCACTTGACACACTGACTGAAAAAATTGAATCGTTCGAGATTGAAGGCAATGACAAAGAACAAATAACCCTTTACCTATACCCCCTCCAACTCGGACGACTCGCGATGATAAGTCGCCGACTAATAGACCTTGATCTGATTTTCGACGACGAACAGATGGAGGGTGCTGTTAAACGTATGTGGACCATATGCTCCGAAAAATCAAAAGAGGTGGCCGAAATAATCGCTATCGCCACACTTCGGACGCAACAAGAAATCGAAGATATGCTAAAAGAGCGGACAAAACTTATATACTGGTCCCCTACAATGGATACAACAGCTCTTACAAACATTTTGTCCACCATCGTATTTCAATCCTACTACGCGGATTTTATGAACGCTATTCGCTTGGTAAGAACGCTGCGGGTAATGATTTCCCCAACGACAACAGCGGAGCGGATAGCCACTACGGAGGGCGCAGTATCTGGGCTTGCATTTCAACGGAGGGAAAAAGTATGTTGAAACGTTTGACGAGGAAAAGAAAGGAACAAAACATTTAATTACAGCACTTACTGACATTTACAAACTATCGGACCAACTCATATCAACCGTTAAATTTTATCTGAAATAAAGGAAGCCCCAAATCCGGCGGGAGAGGCCCGGCCCGCCGAAAATAGAACGTGGAACTAACTAAACAGCATATTGCATCTGGAAACCTTACTGCGGAAAGAAGACGTAAAGGTCGCCGATAAACTGATGGAAGACCTTAATGTTCGTTACGATAGGCTGTTTGCGTCGATTTCAGGCGTTTCTACAGGCTTTCCGGCTGCTCCGACAGATCTAGGGGTCAAAAATCCCCCCCCCATAAAATTGGAGCTAAAATAATGTATATCAATGAATTACAAAAATATATTGTAATTCAGACACCTGATAATAAGCATTCAAAGAAGAGTTAAAAAATAGGAGCCGATGCAAATTTCAGATTGAATTACTATTCAATGAACCTTATGATAGCCAAACTACAAAAAGGAGACATTAACATTGCCGACGTTTTTCTAAATGAATTATCAAGAAATCCGGCCTATTTTAATATGGATGCCGTCAAAACATTAATCCCAAATGAAGAACAACGGATGCGAATACTGCGCGTTCTTGAAGATCATATGGTCATTGAAATAAAAGGGGGTGGAATATGGTTAAAAGCTGCGGCTAATTTATCAGTGTGTAAAGACCAGGGAGGATGTGCAGTCATCTATAACGAACAACGCAAACAAGAAGAACGGGATAATTTAGAACTTCGCAATTTAAAAATAAGTAGGCGCGAAGCGCATTGGGCTATTGCATTAGCTATCATATCTATTTGCGCCTCTCAATTTTGGGGACACACTATTTTTGAATGGACTTGGATTGCAATGCAAAAAATCAGTAAATTACTTTTTTAATCTGTCTTGATTCAATATTCTACACAGAACATTGTTTAATCCAGTATAAGTATCACCTGTCAATTCAATATTAGTTCTGCCCCAAAAACGAACAAGATAGATCAAATACACAATCAACGCAATAATCACGAATAGCAAAATATAAATCCAAATCATAGCTTCAGCGTTTTTACAAACCTCGGAACTTTCGGCACAACTTCAAAAAAATAGGCTCATTATTTTGCGGGGGGGGGAATTTTGTAACTTTGCAGCATCTAACCAATACAATTTATGTTATGAAAAAATTTTTACTTTTGATGGCTGTTATTTGTGCAGTTACTTTTATGGGGTGCGAAAAGGATGAGCAAGAATCGTTCAAGTTCGACATTGAGAATCTTTATGGCACATGGCAGGGAATTGCCATACAAAGTAACGGCGAATGGATAGATATAACCCAACCGCCACACACAAATCTTGCATTCTCTGTTGTATTTTATGAAAATGGTACATATTCGGGAAGCGGGTATTTTGGCAACGGTTCAGGAACATACAAAGCTGAAGGGGATATGATATATACTTATATAGACGGGGAAGAATTATACAGATACAAAGTACATTCTATCTCAAACGGAATTGCCGAAGTGTCTATGGGTGTAGCAGGAGATAATATAACACTGGAAATAAAACTTCAAAAAAAGTAATCAGATAGGATATATGTTTCAAAACAAAGGCGAGAATAAATCTCGCCTTTGTTATTCCCTACAAAATCATTATATTTGCATTGCTAAATCAAAATGCGATACAAACATATCCAACCATATTGGGTATTTTGTATCTATACATACAGTTAAATTTAACTGCGTCGAGTTCGGTAGCGGAAACGCCCGACGGCTTGCATTTTGAGCCGAGCAACTCGTAACGCAGTTTTTTATTGCTAAATCAAAATGAAAAAGCGCATCGAACGCATGGGCCGCATCGAAGCGGCAATTAACCCCATGTACTGCGTCCCCAAACGCAGCGACCTATCGTTAATCGGATCGGCTTTCGAGGCCGCAGGTTTCCGTTGTGTCCGGATCCGCACCGAATGCGAGGCCGAGCACCGCACAAAAGGTGGTGATCCCCGTCGGCACGGGATGCTGGTTCTCGACGG